CAGGGCAAGCCGCTCACCGACCGCCTGACGACGGCGTTGAAGAATGGATAAACGTGAACGGCTGCTGACAGATGCGGAACTGCGCCGCAAGCGGTTGACGCAGCTGTACAAGGACGCCGAAGATACGGCGATCCTTCTTCTTGCGACTGCGCTCCTGGCTCCCAAGCCCGCTGAGGCGCTACGCACGGCGCAACGCTCCGTCCGCACGGTGATGGAGCAGGCCGACGCGCAGGCGCGGGAGTGGTGCGACGATTCGCTGACGACGCTCTATGCGCGCGGCATGATGGACGCGAGCGAGCGGCTTTCCCTTCCTCATCCAGAGAGTTCTCCCATGCACCTTGCCATTATTGCGGCGATCGCCGGGGCGGTGCTGGAAAAGCTGACCAGCGTCGGAGCGGCGGTCGATCGCAACGTGGCAACGCTCCTTGCGTCCGCGCAGGTCGGGCAGGCAGGGGCGGCGTTCAAGAACGCGACCGACTGGCAGACGCTCGCCGAGCAGCTACGGCAGGACGTGCTGAAGAGCGGTGTGACGGGCTTCATCGACAAGGAGGGGAATGTCTGGAAGGTGGATACCTACGTCGATGTCGTGGCACAGTCGAGCGTGATGCAAGCCTACAACGCCGGAGTCAAGTCAGAAACACAGGCGCAGGGCTTGGACCTCGTGCAGCTGAGCGACGAGATCGACGAGAACACATGCGACGCATGCGCGAAGTGGGCCGGACAAATCCTTTCCATCACCGGCGCGACGTCGGGTTTTTCAACGGTGGATGATGCAGAAAAAGACGGCGTTTTCCACTGCCATTGTGTTCACACGTTAGAGCCGCTGACCGAAGAAGAAGCGGCACAAGCAATTGCAGACAACGGGAACTCCAACCCGGAAGCCAAGGAGGCTTGATATGGCAGATGAAGTGGCAAAGACAGCACCCGAAGTGACGGGGACAGAGCAATCAGACAACGGCAACCGCCTTCCGAGAACGCAGGAGGAGTTGGACGCGCTCATTCAGGGCAGGCTCGACCGTGAACGCAAGAAGTACGCCGACTATCCCGACCTCAAGGCGAAGGCCGCTGAATTCGAGAAGGCAAAACAGGCTCAGATGACCGAGGCCGAGAAGAAAGATGCTGCGTTGAAGGAGTACGAAGCAAAGATTGCAGACCTGACGAACCAGCTGACCGACCGCGAAGCCAAGGTGCTGCGCGTACAGGCGCTGGAAGAGGCGGGGCTGCCGACTTCGTGGGCTGAGCGCGTGCATGGTACGACGGCCGAGGAAATCAAAGCCGATGTCGGTGAACTCACAAAGCTGCTCGGCGTGAAGAAGCAGCCGGCAGGAGGCCCAGCAGCCCCCGCCGACACAGCGCAGCCGGGCGATATCAATGCTGTTATCCGAAGGTCTCTCGGATACTAGCGACCCCTAAGGAGGGTCCATCATGTCTATTCCTGTCACTTCCAATACAACGACCTACGATGCAATGATTACCCGTACCAACGCTTCGGTTCTTTGTCCCGCCGAGCGTCGGGAGGAGATCATCTCGGCGGTGACGCAGAACTCCGCGTTCCTGTCCCTGGCGACCAAGCTCCCCAATATGTCCATGCAGACGATGACCATGCCGGTCATCTCCGCTCTTCCGACTGCGTACTTCGTGACCGGTGAGATCGGTGACGGCTCGAACTCCGGCATCAAGCAGACGACCCACATGGCGTGGCTCAACAAGACGATCACCGCAGAAGAGATCGCGGTCATCGTCCCCATTCCCGAAGCCGTGCTTGCCGACTCCCAGTACGACATCTGGGGCCAGGTGAAGGACAAGGCTGCGGAAGCCATCGGCGTCGCCATCGACAACGCTGCCATCTGGGACGTGAACCATCCTACCTCATGGCCGCACGGCATCAAGGCAGCTGCGACGACCTGCGGCAATAACCTCGTCAAGGGTTCCCTCGGCGACCTTGCGGACGACATCGGCGGCGAGTCCGGCCTGATGAGCCTTGTGGAAGCGGACGGCTACGACGTGAACGGCTTCTATGGTGTGCTGTCCATGAAGGCTGCGCTCCGTGGCATCCGTGATGCGAACGGCACGCTCATCTTCCAGCCTGCGCTCACGGCGGGGACACCCAGTTCGCTCTACGGTCAGCCGGTGCAGTACGCCCGCAACGGCATCACCCCCGGCACCACGCTCCTCATCGGCGGTGACTGGAAGCAGGCGGTCTACAGCATCCGGCAGGATATCACGTACAAGCTCCTGACCGAAGGCATCATCCAAGCTGCGGACGGGTCGATCAACTACAACCTTGGTCAGCAGGACATGGTTGCGCTCCGCATCACCATGAGGCTTGGTTGGCAGCTCCCGAACCCGATCAACCGCGTCAACTCCGAGGGCACCGATCCTTCGACAACCCGTTATCCGTTCGCTGTCCTCACCTCTGCATAGGAGGCGCTGAATGAGCTGGTATCCTCATAACCCCGCCGCCGCCCAGAAGATTCAGGGCGTGTCCGGCACGACCCCATGCGATGAGGCATTCATCGCGCACGAGACCATCAAGGCGGTCCTCGGTGCAACAAAGACCATTCATGCAACGCTTACGTGCGGCGAGGCTGCGGTCGATGTTGTGTCTGCCATCACGCAGCCTGACGTGGCACGCAACCTCGTCGTCACGGGCAACGCCGGCGCGGACGAGAAGATCACGATCACCGGCACGAACCTCGCCGGGGAAGTCATCTCGGAGGAGTTCACGATGTCCGGCGCTACGCCGCAGGTTGGCGCCAAGGCGTTCAAGACCGTGACGAAGATCCACACCCCCATCGGCACGCACACTGCTGCGATCGTCTGCGGCAACGTGCTTGGCCTCATCAACAAGATCAGCGGGGCGGTGATGCTCAAGTCACTGTTCGAGGCGGCTGCGGATTCCGGAACGCTGGTGACGAGCACAACTGCGCTGGAGAGCAACACCTACGCTCCGGCTGGGACGCTCGACGGCACCAAGCTCGTTGATCTCTATTACCTGGTTTAGCTAGTGAGAATCGAGGGACCGAACATCAACAGGAGTCGGCCTCACCCCGCTCTGCCCTGCTGGGCCAACAGGGTAATCGGCCGCGCCAGCGGTAACGCTGGCGCACCCCTTCAGGGGAGGTGACGTATGACGGTACGAATGCTCGTAACAACACAGACGCCAAAGGACGGATATGCATGTGCAGGTGACGTGCTGGATGTGGACCAGGAGACCTCCGACCGTTGGCAGAAGTTCCACATTGCCGAAGTCGTCAGTTCTGATGTGGCAGATATCAGCAATGCGTCAACAGAAGAAGTGATGAGTTCTGGTAATTCAGAAAAAACGACTTCTTTTCTTCCCGAACAGAAGAAGTCATCAAAGCCAGAACGGAAGAAGGCGCGAAGATGAGCGCATATGTGACCGTGGCTGATGCTGCGACGTACTTTGCCACGCGGCTCTACGTCAGCGATTGGCAAAAGGCGTCGCCTTCGGACAAGACCGCCGCTCTTGCGATGGCGCAGCGTGAGATCGACGCGCTGCCGCTCATCGGCTTCCGTGCTACGACGACGCAGACTGACGCTTTCCCGCGCATGTACTCGATCAGCAGGGATACATTCGCCTGTACATCTCCCTGCACGTTCAACATCAGTACTGTCATCGACACGGTGGTTCCGCAGGCAGTCAAGGACGCGACCTGCGAGGAAGCATTGGCACTGTTGAAGTACGGAGATTCGGAGCGTGTCCGGCTGCAGGAGCAGGGCGTCACCGCCGCCTCACGCGGCGATCTGCACGAGACCTTCGCCGCTCGGCACGGGCTGCTCAGCCCGCAGGCGCGGGAACTCCTGCGCCCCTGGGTTCAAGGCGTGGTGAGCCTTACCACATGACTGTCACCATCATCGTTGACCCCGGCTCCGTGTTCGCCGGCGTGGTGAGCCTTACGACATGAGCGTAAAAATCAAAGTTGATCCGAATGGAACTTTTACGGCGGTATTGAAGAAATATAGCAACGCTCTTCTTCCAAGAGTTCAATGGGCGTTGGAAACGGGGGCAAACAGAATAGCGGATAGGTCTCGAGGAAACATGGCATCTAACGGGAATATTGATCGTGGGTATTTGTTCGAGTCTATCGGTATTCTCGAAACAAAACATAGCGATACGGAGATGTCTGTCACGGTTGGCCCTTCGCGGGATCCGTATCCGGGGCGCGACGGCAAGAGTTTCAACGACATCGGCGCGTTTCTCGAACGTGGCACCAGCAACGGTGGTGTGCCGTGGACGTGGAAAGGTCCCGATGATAGTCCGGCATGGGCGGGGTGGCATGTCGGCTGGCGAGGGTCATGGGCTCATCCCTTCTTAATCCCTGCTTTCAAGAAGGAAAGTCGCGGTCTTCGTGCGTTAATTAAAGACACAGCTGGTCGGTGGGTGTGAGTATGACGGTCCGCGAGGCGCTGGTCGAGAAGATCGCATCGGTCATTGACGTGCAGGATACAACTTCTATCTCCCCGTCCTTGCCCGTGGCGTATCTGGCAGTCCTGTCTACCACGACGCGCAAGTACGGGTATGAATCAGAAGCGCTCCTTTCGGCAGGGGCAAAGACGGAGGAGGAGCTGGAGACGCTGGTCACAGACATCAAGACAGCCGTTGGCACCAGTATCACGGCGACGGACGGCAGACACCTCGACCGTATTACATGGGACGCGCAGCAGCCGGTGAAGATGCTCGACGCGAGCTGGGGGCAGCGCATCAACCTGAAGATCATTCACTGGGAGGCATAGCATGGCGGCAACATCACTCACGGTTCAGACGTTCGTCAAAGACACGCCGCAGAAATACACGGGCGAAGCGCTGGTTGCCGACATGGTGTTCACGATGAACAACTCCAGCGACATCATCCTCATCGTTTACAACGCTCACGCGACCGACCCCATCGTGGTCACGCTCGTCGGCGAGGGGGTCTGCGAGTACGGTGCGACGCACAGCCTCGTGCAATCCATTTCTGCGGGTGAAACGTGGATATTTCCTCCGCTCACCGTCTCGCGGTTTCAGGACGAGACGGCAAAGACCGTGGAGATCACGACGACCGGCACGCTGACGAACTGCACGATCAAAGCACTCAAGCTGAGATAAGGAGGACACAATGGCAAAAGTATTCGGTATTGTCTCGTCAACGCTCCCGACCGGCATCACGGGGCAGGTCATCGGCGACGCTTCGATCACAGGCGACGTCGGCGACACCAAAGACCTTGTTGGAAACCCTTCTTCAACGATCGCTGACTCGCGCGCAGGGACACCCAACATCCGCAAGATGTCCATTAACTTTGCATTTGCTACAGGAGAAGGAGCCAAGGTTGCGGATTATGCCTTGCTCGGCGCCAGCACGACGCTGCTTGTGACGTCTGAGGACACGGATGCCATCACGCTCACCGGCACCTGCACGCACTGGGAAGTGAAGGCCGAGAAGGACAACTGGTGGACCGGCAGCATCACCGTCGAGAAGAAGGGAGCGGACGCCTGATGAAGATACTCCTACTCAAGGAGTACGAGCGGCTGTTCAAGCGAACGCCATTCAAGGCAGTCAGTGACACAACCACCATCACGGCGGACGAGCAGCAGTGGTTTGTGTGGGTGTATCGCTGCAAGATGGAGCCAGACCTCGTTCGTGAAACGGTGGACGACTGGACGCCGAAGGAGCTGGGAGACGCCATCGCAGATTTTTTCGGCGTGGAGAAAGCCTCGACCCCCTAATTGCAAATATGTACCGCATCTTCGGTCAGATGGGTTGGCCGAAGGTGGACATCGACGCGGCGGATCTGTGGGAGCTGACCGACATTCTCGAAACAGGAATGCCGCACGCCGAGCATGAGGCAGAACTTCCGCCCATTGACTCATCGCAGCTGGATTTCGAGGAGATAGCGCGGAACATCGAGGCAGGCAAGAAATTGCTAGCGAAGGGGGCAAGCGATGGCTGACCAGCAAGAGCTTATTATTCAGATCCAAGCACAGCTTGGTGATACCCTTGCCCAACTGAAAGCAGTACAAGACCAGATAAATAACCTGGGGACAGCAGGGAAGAATGCTACAACCCCAGTTACTGGTGTGGGAAAGACGTTTGGTGCCGTGCTTGGCGGTGTTATTACAACGGCTCTTGCCAAGATAAGCCGTAAGCTCATACAGTTCGGCAAAGACGCCGTTGACGCCTTCACGAAGTCCGACGCTGCCGCGAAGGAGTTTGCGAATACGCTGGAGCAGCGCGGACTCTCGCAGATCAACGCGCAGCTGGCGGTCGGTGTTGTGGAGCAGATGTCGGTGCCGGCTGGCTTTGACCCTGGAGAAATCCAGCAGGCCATGTCCAACGTCATTGTCAAAATGCACAACGGCGCAAACGCCGTTTCTGCGTTTCAGTCTGCGATGGACAACGCACGCATCAAGGGCATTTCGCTTGCGACGTCCGTTCAGTCCGTGACGATCGCCGCCGAAGGTTCGCTGAAATCATTGCGTCAGTTCGGCATCACGACGAACAAGGACGTGAACGGCAACCTCAAAACCGAAGTGCAGCTGCTCAAGGAGATTTCCGAGAATACGAGGGGCGGTCTGACAACGTACATGAACACTCCGCTCGGCATGATCGACCGCATGAAGGTCAGTCTGCAACAGCTGAAAGAGGCCATCGGACAAGGGCTTACGAGTGTGTTTGCTCCCGTCGCCTCTGCGACGTTCGGCTTTTCGTCGGCGCTGGTGGCTGCGATTGGTTCGATCAACGTTTCCATTCCCGCGTTCAATCAGCTTGCCATCATGGGCGCTCGTATCGGTCAGGTGTTCTTCAACGTTGGCATGGTCATACGTTCTGTCTGTGACATCGTAGGTACGTGGGCAGCGGCTCTCGCAGCGATGGCGACTGGCAACTTCAAGGGAGCCATCGACGTGATGAAAGAGAACATCAAGACACTCTGGGATGATGCGGTTGCAGGCAACAAAGCCGTCAACGAGGCAATTAAGAACATCGGCTCGTCCACGCCGGAATCGGAAGTGGAGAAGCAGATGGCAGAGCTTGCGAAGCTCCTTGCCGGTGTTCAGACGGGCGCAGACGGTGCCGCGAAGTCCACGGAAAAGTGGATGGCGGCGTTCGCTCCGTTGAAACTCCTCTCCGGCAGCATCCCCAACCTTGCCAAGTACGTCGGCAACCTGAGTTCTTCGTTTGTCCTGCGGTCTGTCCTCGAGATCAACATCAATGACAACACGAAACCGGCTGGCAACACAGTTCAGCAGTCTGTCAAAACAGCCGTGACCAGTGCGGTTTCAACGGCGGCGAGTTTCTATTCCGGCTCGACTGTCGCGTCGCATGGCGCGTCGCTGTGGGGCAGCCTGTTCAACGGCGGCGGCGGCAAGGCGCAGATGCAGCACTAAGGCGGTGATGACATGGCAGCGACGCTGAATCCTACCTTTTCCGCAACGGGCATCGGCATTCTCAAAGACACGCGGGAGTACCCCGTGCAGGACGGCGACACGTCCGACGGCATCAATGGCACTATCCGCTTTGCCCGCTTCACCTGGCACCGCGACATCACGGTGGAGTTCCGCAGTAAGGCGGTGCTGGAGTCTTTCATGTCGGCGCTCGGAAAGAATGATGGAATGCTCATCTCCTATGATGGGCATGAGTATTACACCGATCCTCCTACCTGCTCCTCCACCTGGGGCGGCTTCGGCTCACAGGACACAAACACGGTCTGGGAGTATGACTTTGCGCTGAGCCGTCCCGGCACTGTGCCACCGCTCGGTGGCAGCACCGGGCGGATGACGGAATAATGGACCAGCTCAAAGTTGTCAACCTTCCCCGAAAGGTGAGCATCTGGGCGGGCAACGCCGGCGAAATCGTCCTCAACACGGGTGACGTGGATTCTCCGCAGCGCGTCGTGACAAATCTGTCCTACGGTGGGTCGTTCTTCGGCGGCGGCTCGGCGACCGTCACCGTCTGGGAGCCGGGCGGCAAGTCTGTGTTCCCGCAGTCGGGTGGCGGGGTCTGGCGTATCCGTGTTGATGACGTGGACTGCTTCTACGGTTTCTTTGATAAGTCGCATTCTGACCGCGTTGGCGGCGGGTACATGCGGACATTCCAGTTGGTTGACCTTCTCACCGCCTGGGATTTGACGCTCAACAACATCATCCCCACTGGCCACACGACGGAGAACCCCTCGACGACGTTCACACTGTCAGATGCGCTGGACTGGATGATTCACGGCGACGGCACGGCTGAGTATCCGGGCGTCGCCGACCCCACGATGGGAAACGTTCCCTTTATCGGCACTATGCCTACGACTGACATTCTTGTGCGCGACCAGTATGAGGACAAGGTGCTGGTTATGCCGAACAGCACGTACTTGGCGGAGATACAGAAATTGGCGCAGCTCATGGGTGTGACCCTCTATCAAAATCCAAGTGAGCGGGCAATCACCTGTGCCGACG